CTCCTCCGCACCGGCCAGCTCCCGGGCCGCCGCGTCATACCGCACTCGGGCGGCGTAGGCCTCCTGCCGCTCCTGCGTCAGCTTTTCATCCATCTTCCCTACCACATTGTAGAAGAAGGCGGTCAGGCTCCGGCCCTCCAGCCGGTCCACATCCGCCTGCTCCTCCCGCATGGCCTCTTTCAGCTCCTCCGCCCTGGCGGCGTAGGTATCCCGCTGGCGCCGCAGCTCCGCGGCCGAGGCCTCCAGTTTCTTCTTGCGGGCGCACTGGGCGAGCAGCTCCTTCAGCTGCTGGTCATAGCCGTTCATCTCGTTTCGCTCCTTTCCCTTCCCAAGGCATCAATTCTCTCTGCAAAAGAGGGCTTCACCCAGCTGTGAAGCCCTCAGCCGCCGCCGGATCGGGATGGGAGCCCAACCCTTCAGGCGGATCTCTTTAAGGTCACCTGGACGCCCAGTGTCTGGGCGTAAGCGGGATTTTTTCGGAGGTTCTCCATCAGGCGGATCGCCAGGAGTCTCGTTTTTGGATCCATCGCCGTCACCTCGCTGCGCAAACTTCACAGGAGCGTCTGCTCTCTCTGCTTACCCGTATTCTACCATCCCGCACCAGAGGCTTCCAGCATGGGTTTAGCAAATTAGGGCCCGCTATTTCCACTGCCGCGGCAAAATACCCGGTTCAATCCCGCTCCGCACGCCGGCGCTCATATTCCTCATACCGTTCAGCGTCAATGGCGCCGGTGGCCAGCATCCGCTCCGACCACAGCTGCAGCGTCTCTACCGCGATGGAGATGCGCTCCAGCTCCTCCCGGATGCGGATGAAGTCCTCCAGCTCGTCGTCGCTGATGACGCCGTCGGCGGTGATCTCGATCAGCCGGTCCTTGCGCCGGTTCATGGAGTTGAGGGATGCCAGCATTTCCAGGACGATCTGGGAGAGGTCTTCTTGTGTCAAGTAGGAACTAAAAAATTTTTGAGATTTTACAAACCGTTCATAGGTGGATGACCACCCGTGAACGGCTTGTAACATTCAGCCTATTAGATTTCTGCATCCTCAAAGATGTCTTTGAACTGCCAGACGATTTCGATGCTGTCATGCCCATGAATATAGATAGCGGAGATTAGAGCATGAGCAAGCTCGTATGTAAGCCCTGCGCCTTTCTGGTATTCGCCGAGCACCGCATCAAGCCTTTCATCCGAACAGGGATGTTCAGAATCAAGCTCCTGCATCCGCTCATGGCCTTGCCGGATTGCTTCTTCATTCTCAGACATCTTCGCGTCTGTTTCTGCTTTCCGCTTGAGATATTCAGCCTTTGTGATGCTGCCGGAAGTGTATTTCTCATACAGCCGGAGCTTCACTGCCTTGAGCTGTTCGTACTGCTTCTGCAAATCGCGGATTGCATCCGCGCATTCTGTGATGGCAGATTTCCTGCGCTTGCTGATCTCATGCTCTTTAACAGCTTTCTTTTCGACCAGTGTGAGCATTTGCCCAATCGCTTTGTAAGCGGTGTCCTCAATCCATGCCTCGCTGTATCTTTCACCAACCGGGCACTCCGTATCGCGGTCATGTGTTGAGTAAGTACACTGATAGAAATATCCACCCTCATTTCGGAGCTTTCGCCGGGTAAGGGCGCGTTTACAGTTGCCGCAGCACACAAGACCCTTGAGGGGATAATAGCGCAGATTCCGTTTAGGATTCTTCTCGCCGCCCCGGATGACTGCCTGAGCCAGCTCAAACTCTTCCTTGCTGACAATGGCTTCGTGCATCCCTTCGACGATGATCCATTCCTCTTTCTTTTGAGAAATAGTTTTCCGAGAACCTACGCCGCCGGATTTTCGCTTGTGGCCGACCGTTGCCCCTGTGTAAACATAGCTGGTCAGGAGTTTGTAGACCATAGATGCCGTCCAGCTTATCTTGTCGCTCATATAGCTGAATTTCTTCTTGTCAGGATGTTTGCCTTTGAAATATTGCCCGGGCGTCGGGATATTATCATCGTTCAGACTGAGAGCAATCTGTGAGGTATTCCTGCCTTCAAGGGCTTCATCGAAGACCCTGCGCACGACCTCTGCGGCCTCCGGGTCAAGCTTGAGCTTGTTGCGGATTTCGGGATGAAGCACATAGCCGTAAGGAGCGTAGCCGCCCACATACTTGCCTTGCTTCATCATCTGGATTTTTGCCGTTGTCGTTTTGACAGAAAGATCCTTGCTGTATGCGGCATAGATGATGCTGCGCATGACAACCTCAAGGCCACCGGTTGTTCCCTTGTAATCGTCGCTGTCATAGCCGTCGTTGATGGAGATAAAGCGAACGCCCATGAACGGAAAAGTGCATTCGAGATAATTGCCCGTCTCGATGTAATCACGAGAAAAGCGGGAAAAATCTTTGACGCAGATCAGGTTGATCTCCCCGTGCCGGACTTTCTCCATCATCGCCGAGAACTGAGGACGATGAAAATTTGTCCCGGTATAGCCATCATCCGCGAACTCAAGCCTCGGATATTTGGAAAGCATCGGATGCTTGTCAAGGTAGCGGTTGATGAGCATACGCTGGTTGCCGATGCTGTCACTCTCAGCCTTGTTGCCGGTACCGGTATCTTCATCAGCCATAGAGAGGCGGATGTAGATGCCGATTGTGTAGTCTTTGCTCATTTACATCGCCCCCTGTACTTCTTTGATACTCTGGATGGTCAACTCGTAGATGTCGCCGTACTTCATAACCAGCTCCACAGCGCCGCCCTCATGGACTTTGACCAATTCAACAGACTCGTCTACTAAATCCTGCGTGAGCCGTGTCGCCGTGCTGACGGATTTCATCAAGGTAATCCACTTGTTATCGACCGACATGGCCTCGTTGAACTTGCTCCGGCGCTGCACAGCCTCATCCAGACGGCGGGACAGGTCAGCGTATTGCTCGTCGTAGCTCTTCTTGGCAAAGGCATATTCCTCTTCATCCAGAAGCCCCTCGGCATAATCCTCATAGAGGCGTGTCCGCTTCTTGGAAACGCCGTTGAGCCTCAGATTCAGGCTTGTAATGAGGGCGTTCTGCTGATCACGGATGTTTTTCTCGCCCTCGCTTCCCCTGAGCTTATCCAGCAGCTTGTCATAGTCAAGCGCTGCTTCGACTTGAAGCTGGATTGCTGCAAGCACATTGGCTTCAAGCGTGTCCTGCCTCGTATAATGGGAAGTACAATGCTCATAGCGCCGACCTGCTGAGGTACTGCATTCATAGAAGGCATACCAGCGCTTCCGCTTGTCCTTGTCGATCCGTTTGCGGTGGAAGTACATCTTCTTCCCGCAATCAGCGCAGACGATTTTCCCATCGAAGAGGTTTACGAGCGTTGCCCGGATTTCCTCGGTTTTCTGCATACTCGTCTGGCGAGCCTCAGAAGCCGCTTGGAGGATGTCCTGCACCTTCTGGAAGTCTTCACGGGAAATAAGCGCTTCGTGCGTGTTCGGGAACACAATCCACTTATCCTTGTCCTTGACATTATGGGATTTGATGCCCTTGTAGATCGCCTTCATGGAGCGGCCAAGGACGGTATCACCCACATAATGCGGATTGCTCAGGATGCCGTACAGCGTTGAACTGTACCAGCCTTTGCAGGAGCAGCCGTCGCCTTTGCGGGTTCCGTTCTGGCGTTTCCGCAGCTCCGTATTTGGCGCACCCAGCCGGTCAAGCTCGTTAAGGATCATCGGGATTGACCAGCCCTCGATTTTCCACTGGAACATGAGCCGCACATACGGCGCTGTCTCTTCGTCAATAACCATGTTTGTATGGTCTTCATTCCACCGGTAGCCATACGGAAGATTGCGCTTCTGGAAGGTCCCTTGCTCCATCTGTGCTTTCAAAGCGGTGGAGACTTTCCGTGAAATATCCTTCGAGTACAGGGCGTTGATCATGTTTTGCAGCGGGATCATCAGGCTCTCATTTGAGCCGTCCGTATCAAAGTTGTCGTAGTGTTCCTTGATTGCAATAAACCGCAAGCCAATCTGTGGAAAAATGCGCTCAAGGTAGGTTCCGGTTTCTATGTAGTCACGGCCAAAACGGCTGAGATCGCGGACTACAAGGCATTTAATCCTGCCGCTCTTGATGTCGGTCATCAGCCGGTTGAACTCCGGCCTATCGAAAACCGTCCCCGTCCGTCCGTTATCCACATAGACATCGACGAGATCGAGATAAGGACATCCTGCGATATAGGACTTGCATATCTCGATTTGATTGGTGATGACATCCACCTTTTCAGATTTGCCGCTATTCTCCACGGAGAGACGGGCATAAATGGCTGTCGGGAAGATTTGCAGCGGTGCTGCTTCGCAAACCGGCTCTGCGGCTGCGTTTTTTCTGCTTTTTCGTGCCATACGCTCATCCCTCCTTTATCCGGCAATGGCAAGTTCGTCGGCATAGCCGAGAACATATTCAAGTGTCTGCTGATACTCGTCTTTGTACTTGAAGACAATCTCTATCGCGTGATCCTCATAAATCAGGATGCGGTCAACCAGCGCCATGAGGACGCGGCGGTTCAGTTCTTCAATGTTTTCATACTGCTTAAAGAGCGTGACCCAATTCCGTTCCGTAGCCCCGGTTGTGACCGACTGCTTCATTTCTTTTTTCACGCGGAGAAGGGCTTCCTGCTTTTCCTCAATGATTTTGGTGTAGCTGTTGCGGAACTCAAAGTATTCCGACTTGTCGATGATCCCATCCGAGAGGTCTTCATACAGCCGGAGCTTGAGCTTCTGATACCGCTCAATCTCTTCTTCGAGCTTCGCAATCTGTGCCTCATAGTTAAACGCTTTGCGATTCTGGGAAGGAAGCCTCTCAATCATCTCAAGCGCTTTTTCCAAATTGACCACAAGCTCAATCTGGTCATGGATGGCACGGAACACCTTTTCCTCAACCTCTTTTGCGCTGATGCTGTGCGGGCTGCAGGTCCGGCTATGTTTGTTCGTCGAGCAGACATAGTAGATGTATTTCTTTGTCTTCGACGGGACGGTCTTGCGTGTCATAGACTGCTGGCAGTCTCCACAGAACAAGAAGCCGGAAAACAGGTGTGCCTCATCCTGATCCGGCGAGCAGCGCATATCTCGCTTCATCATGGTCTTGACGGCCATGAAATCCTCATAGGAAACAAGCGCTTCGTGCGCCCCCTCGACCTTAACCCACTCGGTTTCATCCTTCGGCTGCACAACGCGCACCTTGTAGTTTGGCGTACCGCGTTTGCCTTGGGCAAGGACACCGATATATACCTCATTGGTGAGGATGCGCTGGACAGCCTTGTAAGTCCACTTTGCAGTGTCGCCGGTCTTGAAGACGGTATCGAACTTCACTCCCGCCGAGTGCTTATACTCCATTGGGGAAAGCACGCCCATCTGATTCAGCCTTGCAGCAATGCGACCGATGGAGAAGCCATCCTTGTACATGGCAAAGATCATCTGCACATACTCGCTGACGGCCTCATCGACGATAAGCTGGTTTTTGTTATCCGGCGATTTCTTGTAGCCATAGGGCGCGAATGCCCCGACGAACTCACCGTTCTTTTGCTTGACCTCCAAGCTGGATCGGATTTTCATGGATATATCCTTGCAGTAGGAGTCGTTGATGAGGTTTTTGAACGGGATAACAAAGGAATCCGACTGCGGATCGCCGGTCAGGCTGTCGTAAGCGTCGTTGACCGCGATAAAGCGGATGCCGAGCTGCGGGAATATCTTTTCCAGATACCGACCGCCGTCGATGTAGTTTCTCGAAAAGCGGCTGAGGTCTTTGACCACGATGCAGTCAATCGCGCCTTTGCGGATTGCGTCTTCGAGCTTTTTGAAGTTTGGACGATTGAAGGAAACACCGCTATAACCATCGTCAACGAACGGCTCACAGACAATTTCCAGATCGTCATGCCGTGCAATGTAGTCCTCGCAAATGGCTCTTTGGCTTGCAATGGAGTTGCTTTCAACTTTGTCCCCGTCTTCACGGGACAGGCGGCAGTAAATCGCCGTCCGGTAAACTTTTCCGGGCATAAAAATAACCTCCGTTTTCTGTTTGGTGTGATACATCAAATCAGGAAGACGAAGGCTTCTGCTTCTTGTATGAGGAAAACACGATAAAGCCACATGACCCTCAAAGGCAGCGGCTTAGTCCGTGTATTCTTTTTTGACCTGACTTCATTGTATCACAGGCTCAATCGCTTGTCCATAGAACCGGGCGAAAAGATTCAGTTTGTTCATAATCAAAGTCCTCTCAGATAATGTTCCAGACAGTCCTCCAAGGTGGTGTCTGTCTTCGAGAAGCTGATCTTCACGACGGTCTTCCCGTCCAGATAGCAATACGGGTTTCTGATCTGTCGGATAAAATCCCGCAGCCGGTCATCCTGCGCAGCCGCAGGCTCAAGCCGGATGCTGTCCCGCTGGACAAGGGTACTGCGGTCAACCGTCTTCGGGTTGACGCTTCTCATGGTTTCTACGCTCATCATATTACAAACACCTCCCTGATGATGTGAACTTGTATTCAGGACAAAAGGATATGGCGGAGCGCCGGTTAGGGACACTCCGCCACATAGTTTTCATCCTGAAAACTTGTATGCTGAATGTAGCTAATTGGTTTGTTTCGTGTTCCGGCATATTTGCAGCTCGCACCCCTGCCAGAAGAGCCTTGCGGCTCCGGGAATGCTACGGACTACCGACGGTTAATCGGTATCATGGGACTCTCACCCCTCCGAGGAACGCTCCGAGCCGCCCCCGGCAATCCGGGGACGGAAGTATCATTATACCCAACTTCTCCATCATGGCGAACAGCCGCACCACACGGCAGTTTAGCCTCTCTGTTGATCGCTCGCTTCCGTGAGGAAGGTCTTGGCGGCAGAAGGCAAGTCGCTTCGAGAAAAGAGGAAAGATCCGCAGCACTGGATATTCTGTTATCAAGGTACTGTGAAGCCGGTCTTGATTGACCCCTTCACTTTACAACGGACATTTTTCCCGCAAAACTTGGCACCCCTCAGAAAAAAATTTTTGCTTTTTTTCGGATTGCGGCAACGAGCTTGCAGACACGGGAGATGGAAAGGCCAGAAGAAGCAGCATATTCCTGCTGGCTTCCTCCATACTGGATGCAAAAGAGAAAGACTTCTCTTTCTCTCGCCGTCAGTTGCTCCATAAATTCCGCTTCCTGTATTTTGGTAACAACCTCGTTTGTGAAGTCATGGGGGTCGGCTAACCAAGTCGGTGCGTTGACTTCATCCTCTGGGACAGCATCCAGAGACAGCACACTGGAAGGCTGCGTTTCCTCGCCGTCTTCGCTGTCAGATGCTCCCCCGGTATCGTAGGAGCGCCGGAGCTTCTTTTCCTCATTGCGGAGTGCTTTCATGACCTCGCGGTCAACCTCCGTAGTCTCGCCGGTGGCCTTCACGCGCACCATGCACTTGCCGTCCTCGGTAGTCCAGAGGTCGTAGTCGAATTCAACGGGTGTTTTGGGGATTCTTTTCATTGCCTTGTCCTTTCCGCTGGCTCGGAGCAGCGGATGGACAAGACTAAAAAAGAGCCGCATGACGGTGAGCTGATCTTCCCATACCGACAAAACAGAGCTTAGAAAACTCTGTTCATGCGGCATTAGGAAGACTCACCAATCAGCGGCTCCACAGCACAGCTATAAAATATTGAATTGTATTTGTTATCTCCTTACCTTCTGTGAAGGCGGAGGTATAACCGTCTCATGTTGATCACATCAAATACGGTTTCCCGGCCACAGGCTTTGCACTTGGCCTGTATGTGACCACGGGAATCCTCGAATACGGCGATAGCGTTGTGCCCACAATATGGGCATTTCACCATGCGCATCTTCTGGTTGACAATGGCGCATCGCGCCCTACGGATTTTCTCCTGCATTTCAGGGGAAGGCTCAGACACACGGATGCTTTTCTTCATGCCCACACCTCCAATGGATCGCTGTACTCGCTATATGGGCAGCACTCCAAGTGGCCGAGCTGTTTCAGCCGGATGACTGCGGCTGTCTTGGAAACGCCAAACTGCTTGCAGATCAAATCCAGTGCAACCCTGTCCTGATATGCGAAAGTCCCGTCATAGCTGACAAGCCTCCGGCCTCTGGCATAATACGCAACTGCGAGATCAATTTCCCGCTGGGGCATCAGAATGGCTGCGCCTAAGACATTGGCTTGCCATTCATTCCAGTCTTCATGGGTTTTCAGTTCCCGGAGCGAATAGGCTGTTCGTGCAGAATATTTCCGCTGGCAGACCTTCCGAACTTCTTCTGTCTCCATCTGGAACAGGATTTGATGGGCGCACTCATGGGCGAGTGTAAACCGCCTTTTCCCGCAGAGCTTGCGTATCTGGAATGGCTGAATAAAGCTCGCATCCATCAAGACCTGATTGCGGCGCAGAGGGATGGAATATTGCATCCCGTCTTTCTCAATAATGTACTCGGTATCTGCATAAGCCGTCAGCCCACAGATACTTCCATCGGCAGACAGGTCAGCAAAAGAGACATTGAGGCCGAGATATTCGCTGGCAAACTGGTCAATCGGCGTACCGCGAGGCAAACGCGCCCCATCGGTATCAGGACCGAAAAAGAACTCGTTGAAGTCCTTAGTGACCGCCACCGCGATCTCTTCAATTTCCTTGTGTGATAAAATCATCTCGCTCCCTCCTTCGCTTCTACAAACCATTTGTTGCCTTCTTGGAAAAGATAAGATTCCCTTCCACGGATCATCACAGTATAACGGATGCCACCACCGCCTACCTTCTTGGAGGCGGCACGGCATTTGTACAGGATCTGGTCAATCTGAAAGATCAGACCGTTTTCCCAACGGATGAACCGTGGATGACAGACTCCTTCTTCGTCAACATCCAAGTTGACCGAAACATACGCCTTCCGGCAATGTGTGTTCGTCATAGCCTACCTCCTACTGTCTTGAAAGTTACGCAAAACCACGCATAACCTATTTGTTCTTGTTGACACCCGCACTGTTCGTGTGGTATTATTAACACGAACGGTACTTTCGTGTTCGCAATGAGTATAACACGAACAGTATTTTCGTGTCAACCACTTTAGCGAAACTTCTGTTCGTGTTCACAAAAAGTTTTAGAAAGAGGTGCCTTATGAGCTTCAAGGACAGACTAAGAGAAAAAAGGTTGGAAGCGAATCTCACACAGGTGCAGCTTGCGGAAAAAGTGTCGATAAGCGCAAGGACTATTCAGAATTATGAGTTGGGTACCCGCAAGCCTACGAAGTACGAGGTTGTCGAGAAATTAGCGACGGTTTTAGATACCACTCCTGAGTATCTGCTTGGGCAAAGTGGAATGCTTGTTGTCGCGGCGCATGAGAAGGGCGGCTCCAAAGCGGCCAGAGATATAGATGAGCTTGTCAGTGAAGTGACCGGTATGTTCGCCGGTGGACGGCTCAGTGACGAAGCGCTCGACGGCGCGATGAAAGCGTTGAACGATGCTTACTGGATCGCCAAAGAGAAGAACAAGAAGTACACTCCGAAGAAATACCGTAAGGGGACAAGCAAACAGTAAGGTGTTTCGCTGTTTGCGATGTTCCCATCAGCGGGAGGTGAGACGATGAATGCTGAAAATCTCTCGAAGGTCGGCAGCAGACTTGTAAAGCGCTGCGGGACGCGAGATCCGTTTAGCATAGCACGGCAGCTTGGCATTGAGGTCCTGTTCTGTGAGGACTTCGGCCCTCTGAAAGGAATGTACCGGGTGATCAAGCGCAGCCGTTTTATTTTCATAAACGAAAACCTGAGCGGGCGGATGCAGCGGATTGTCTGTGCTCATGAGCTTGGGCATGACCAGTTGCACCGCAATCTGGCAAAAGGAAGCGCAATACAGGAGTTCATGTTATATGACATGACCACGAAGCCGGAGTATGAGGCGAACATCGTTGCCGCCGAAATCCTGCTCGACACCGATGAGATTCTTGAGTACATCTATGACTACGGCTATACATCCGAGCAGATTGCACGGGCAATGGGAACAGACATCAATTTGGTTGCCTTGAAAATTGCCCACTTGGCGGAAAGCGGATATGATCTCCGGCGTATTGAACATAGGAGCGACTTCCTGAAATGAAGACCTTAGAGGGAGGCGACGAACGATTTGAACTATGACTCCTATCTTGCCCGTGCCATAGAAATTTTTAACGACAAGATGGATGCAGACTTTTCCCACGATCATGTCATCCTCACCTGTTTCATGACCGACGATCAGGAAGAAATCTTTGAGCAGTTCTGCGCTCAGTATTTCCCTTACCGGCTAAAAGACCGGTATCAGGAGGAAGGCTACTTCGATTTCCGGGCATCCTCCTTTATCGGGATGGACAACGGAGGTAAGGACGGCATCCTGCTCCGCACGGACATACCCTACCATCCTGTTGAGCTGCTTCATATCTTCCTGCATGAGCTGGCGCACATTTACTGCGTCCATCATGAACTGGATGGGAAAAGCTTTTATGACGAATACTGTGAAGGCTATGCGCAATCCGACGAGGAAGACGGCATGATCAACGCCGGATATGCCGTCTGGCGGGAGTGCATTGCAGAGATTATTGCGATTGAATGCGACGATAACTGCGACATTTTTCCGATACGCGACAAAAAGAAAATGCTCGCCCAACTCAGGGACGAGATCGACCAGCGGGACGGCAAGCTGCTCGTAAGCGAGATTCTAACAGCGGTGATGACCAGTTCTGAGGTCGAGGCATCCCAAACATGGGACGAAGCTGAGAAAGCGATCCACAGCTTAAAGCTGTTTGATACTGCGCCGGAGATGGATTTGATGAGGCTTGTCTTCAACCAGCTCCAGGACAGGCTGATTGAAATTGATATTGACTATATTTCAGAGCTGGGCTATCTGTATCTGAATACCCTATCCTTGAACCTACTGAGGAAATTCCAGAATACATGAGGTGCAGCATTGTAGAGAGGATAACAAGATGGAGAACATCGTATTTGAGCGTAATTACGAAACTACCGAAAAAGATGACCGCGCAACGGCTGTATTTGAGCGAGCCTTTGCCCCCGGTGGCTTTATGGAAGAGTTTACAAAGAAAATGGACGCAATCCCGAAGGTGGTTGTGCCGAAGGATAAGGAAAATTACGACTATCTGCTCAACCGGTGCGATGACTATGCAAAGCGGCATCACGGAAGGATTCGCGGCGTTGTGGACTATGAGCACTGGGACACGCACATCGACCTCTATTTGAGAATGCTGGAATTTGACGATGCAGAGGATATGGCCTTTGTAAAAGACATCGGTGAGAAAGCGCACTACCTTTGCATCACGCCGGAAGAAGGCGGCGGGTACCGTGTCCATATCATGATCAACTATTTTGAAGAGCTGATGTCCGAAGAATACCGCTCCTACCTCAAATATGAGACGCTTATGGAGGATGAAGAACTGGCCTCCATGTTTGACATACCGGAGTTGTCCCCGGAGGAAGAGGCAGTTGTCCAGTTGATCAATGAAATCCTTGACCGGTTTGATAACGAAACCCAAGTGGACAGGACAACAGCCTTCAAGGCTGCAATCCGTTATTTGATGGAGCAGGATGAAGATGAAGCGATGAACCTTGAAAAAATCGCCGCAACGCTGACGGTACTTCTTGAAAATGTGCTGGACGAAGAAAAGAATGTGGAGGAACAAGAGTCATGAAATATATTCTCTATCGCTCTTTTGGAAACCTTGATAAGGATATTAAAAAGCATGAGTTAGTGGCCGTTGAAACCGGAAAGAACATTGACGATGTAACCGATGCCCTGATTAAAGCGGTAGCGGATGACCTTGCCGGTATGCCGGAATATGAGCACTGTGAGACAGCGGCCTACGCACCTGAGCCGGTCAAAGACTTTCGGAAGGTGCGGCGCTATCAATACGAGATGACGGGCATTGTTTATCCGCCCAATGCCGATAAGAACATCCTGATTGACTATGGTATCGTAGAGGCAGAAGAATAAGTATATTTTGAAAATGAAAGGCGGGTGGTAATGTGCCTCTTCAAATTGTACGAAACGACATCACAAGGATGAAGGTTGATGCTATCGTCAACGCAGCGAACAGCTCCCTTTTGGGAGGCGGCGGTGTTGACGGCTGCATCCATCGGGCTGCAGGACCGGAGCTGCTTTTAGAGTGTAAAACGCTGGGAGGCTGCGAAACCGGCAGCGCGAAAATCACAAAGGGATATAGACTGCCTTGCAAGTATGTGATCCATGCCGTCGGACCGCGCTGGCGGGGCGGTAAACACGGAGAACGGGAAAAGCTTGTCTCTTGTTACCGCACTTCCTTGGCGCTGGCGAAGGAGCACGGCTGCGAGACGGTTGCCTTTCCGCTGATTTCATCGGGTATCTACGGCTATCCGAAAGACCAGGCATTGAAGGTTGCCATTGACACGATCAGCGACTTCCTTCTGGAAAATGACATGACCGTCTACATTGTCATCTTCGACCGCAAGGCATATCAGATCAGTGAGAAGCTGTTCTCCGACATTGCCGCATACATAGACGATACCTATGTAGACGCGCATACGGATAGCCGCGCTTCGCAGCTTCGCCGTATGCAGATGCTTTCGGAGGAAGCAATATGTGGCGCTCCAATGGCGGCAAACGCGAAAAGCCTTGACGATGCCCTTTCGCAGATCGACGAGAGCTTTTCCGAGATGCTGCTTCGTAAGATTGACGAGAAAGGCATGACCGACGCGCAGTGTTACAAGAAAGCAAACATCGACCGCAAGCTCTTCTCGAAGATCCGCAGCGACCGGCTGTATAAGCCGTCGAAAGCCACGGCGCTCGCCTTTGCGATTGCCTTGGAACTTCCGCTGGATGAAACGAAGGAAATGCTCATGAAGGCAGGCTTTGCCCTTTCACACTCCAACAAGTTTGACATCATCATTGAGTATTTCATTGAGCACGGGAACTACAATGTCTTCGAGATCAACGAGGCTCTGTTTGCCTTTGACCAAAGCTTGCTCGGAGCGTAAAGTCTGAAAGAGATGGTGGAAAACATGAATGTCAAAAAACACTCGGTATTGGTATAGGAGTTGTCATTGCTGGGCTTGGCGCATACAAATATTTCACAGGAAAGGAACCTCAAAAATACAGCAATAAGTGGTTTGACACGGTATCAGATGAGGTACTTAAAACGGAAAGAGAAGTTGTGCGAAAACAGTTCTGTTCTGCGGGAGACGATTTTTCTTTGGCTGTGAGGTTAGAAAACCTCTTGCGAGTATTTGATTCTGTTTTAAGCAAGCGAGCTTGGGGCGATGAAACTCCCCACGGTCCGGGCTATCACAGAGAACACGGATATAATCTATATAAAGATGACTAAGCGATCCTATCTGTTTGATTGAAAGGAGGCAGCCGGAGCATGAAGCAGCGCACCTATATCGCAATCGACCTGAAAAGCTTTTATGCTTCGGTCGAATGCCGTGAAAGAAACTTAGACCCGCTGGACACAAACCTCGTCGTTGCGGATGAGAGTCGGACGGACAAGACCATCTGCCTTGCGGTCACACCTTCTCTCAAGAGCTATGGTATCTCCGGGCGCGGGAGGCTCTTTGAAGTCAAGCAGCGCGTCAAGGAGGCAAACGCAGGGCGGCAGCATAACGCGCCGGGGCGAAAGCTGGAAGGCTCGTCGTACCTCTTCTCTGAGCTGCAAGAGAACCCGTCCCTCGCCATTGACTTCATCATTGCGCCGCCGCGAATGGCATACTACATGGAGTACAGCACCCGCATCTATCAGGTTTACATGAGGTATGTTGCGCCGGAGGACATCATCGTCTACTCCATCGACGAGGTGTTCATGGATGTCACCGACTACCTCGCCACCTATAAGCTGTCTCCCCATGACCTCGCCATGAAGATCATTCTGGATGTCCTCACGACAACCGGTATTACGGCAACTGCGGGAATTGGCACAAACCTCTACCTCTGCAAAGTGGCGATGGATATAGTCGCCAAGCATATTCCGGCGGATATGAACGGAGTCCGCATTGCCGAGCTGGATGAGATGAGCTATCGCAAGACGCTTTGGTCACACCAGCCCCTCACCGACTTTTGGCGGGTAGGCAAAGGGTATGCCAAGAAGCTTGAAGAAAATGGAATGTTCACGATGGGCGATGTCGCCCGCCGCTCCGTCACGGATGAGGACTTGCTTTACAAGCTTTTCGGAAAGAACGCGGAGCTGCTGATTGACCATGCTTGGGGCTGGGAGCCTTGCACTGTTGAGGCAGTCAAGGCGTACAAGCCGGAAAGTAACAGTTTGGGATCGGGACAGGTACTACACCAGCCTTATGAGGCAGACAAAGCGCGGCTCGTTCTCCGGGAAATGGCAGACCTTCTCTCGATGGACTTGGTTGACAAAGGCTTTGTCACCGACCAGCTCGTTGTCACGATTGGCTATGACATTGAGAACCTGACCGACCCGGAACGCCGGAGGAAGTATCGCGGCGAAGTTGTGAAGGATCACTACGGGCGGCAGATACCGAAACACGCCCACGGCACAATCAATCTGGAACGCTACACCTCTTCCACGAAGCAGATCATGGATGCCGCCGGGGAATTGTTCGACCGGATCACAGACAAGAGCTTGCTCATCCGGCGGCTGAACATCACAGCGACCCATGTGATCGACGAAGCTTCTGCCCCCTCTGCAAAAGGAGATTTTGAGCAGCTTGACCTCTTCACTGATTATGCTGCACTCGACGCGAAGCGCAAGCAGGAAGATGAAGAGCTGGCACGAGAAAAGAAAGTTCAACAAGCCATGCTCACCATCAAAAAGAAGTTTGGGAAGAACGCTATTCTCAAAGGGATGAACCTTGAGGAAGGCGCAACCGCGAAGGACAGGAACGCGCAGATCGGAGGGCATAAGGCATGAGTGACGAATACAGAGACATCATCAATCTTCCGCACCATGTCTCATCGAAGAGGCCGCAGATGTCGATGCTGGACAGGGCTGCGCAGTTCTCACCGTTTGCTGCTCTCACCGGGTACGATGATGCAATTCATGAAACCGGGCGGCTGACAGATAAAAAGATTGACCTCAGTGAAGAGGAAAAAGAGGCGCTGGACAGAAAGCAGCAGATCCTCATGGAAAGGCTTGGCGACCATCCTGCTCTGACCGTAACCTACTTCGTCCCGGATGCAAAGAAGTCCGGCGGAGCGTATGTGACAAAGAACGGAAACCTCAAAAAGATAGACGGGTTTGAGCGCTGGATGATGCTCACAGACGGGACAAAAATCCCGCTGGATGATGTCGCTGACATCGAAAGTGAACTGTTCCGCGATATGTTTTGAATGTCGCTTTCCATGCGACCAAACCGAAGACGATTTCTCCTATACTGTGACTGTAAGCAAAAGCAGTCACAGTTTTTCTATATGGGAGGAATCATCATGAAAAAGAACTTAACCGAGATCGTCTTTATCCTTGACCGCAGCGGCTCGATGAGCGGGCTGGAAGCCGACACCATCGGCGGCTTCAACTCCATGATCGAGAAGCAGAGAAAGGCAGACGGCGAAGCGCTTGTCTCCACTGTCCTCTTCGACAATATGAGCGAGGTGATCCATGACCGCGTGAACATCCATGACATCAAGCCGATGACAGACAGGGACTATACCGTCCGGGGCTGCACGGCTCTTCTGGATGCCATCGGCGGTGCGATCCATCACATCGGCAATGTCCATAAGTATGCCCGACCGGAGGATGTCCCGGAGCATACGCTGTTTATTATCACCACGGACGGAATGGAGAATGCGAGCCGGTTTTACAGCAGCGACCGGGTGAAGCAGATGATCGAGCGGCAGAAGGCAAAGTATGGCTGGGAGTTCCTGTTCCTCGGCGCAAACATTGACGCGGTGGAAACGGCGCGGCACTTTGGGATCGGAGCTGACCGAGCCGTCAATTACCACTCTGACAGCGCCGGGACGCAGCTCAACTATGAGGTGCTGAGTGAGGCAATTTCCGCCGTCCGTTGCAGCGCCCCGCTCGGCGCAGATTGGAAGCGCCGGATTGACGAGGACTACGAGAAACGCGATAAAGGGAAAAAGAAATAAGCTGCACAAGCATGAGGGAAGGCGCTTTCGAGCGCCTTTTTTATATCTGCTACCAAGTTTTTCGCAAAAATTGTCCGTTGTAAAGTGAAGGGGATTTTTACGGGGAAAAGCACCGGGAATACGATTTTGAGAGAATAGCAAGCACAGCCGGTGTCCGTACACACGGCGATTTTCGAGTAAGGGAACCCTTACTCTTCAAAATGCTTGTTGGGATGTCTCCCAAACCCTCTATCTTTACGAAAGGACAGATTGCCTATGGCAAATAGAACAAGGCCAATACGCATTGAGTTCTGCGTGTCAGAAAATGAGCATCGGATCATCAAATCAAAGATGGCGCAGCTCGGAACAAAGAATATGGGAGCGTATCTCAGAAAGATGGCGATTGACGGCTACATCATCAAGGTGGACTACACCCAGCAAAAGAAGCTTGCCGCCGCTGTCAGCCGTGCAGCGTCAAATATCAATCAGATTTGCCGCCGTATCAATTCAAAGGGAAACCTTTATGAGGATGATGTCACCGAGCTGAAAGAGAGGCAAAAGGAAATATGGCAGTTACTAAAATCAAGCCAATCCGAGGAACTGTAAACAAGGCGCTTGCCTACATCCTCGACCCGGAAAAGACCGATGATCAGCTCTATGTTTCCTCTTTCGGCTGTGCTGCCAGCGACGCGGCGGCAAAGGAATTTGAGTGGACACGAAACCTTGCTGCCCAGCAAGGAATGCAGATGCCGAAGGTGATTGCCCGACACCTGATTCAATCCTTCGACATCGGAGAAGTCACGCCGGAACAGGCGCATGAAATCGGAAAGCAGTTCGCAGACGAATGGCTGAAAGGCAAGTATGAGTATGTGATTGCCACCCACATCGACAAGGGGCATTGCCATAATCACATCATCTTCAACGCTGTCAATTTTGTGGACTACCATGCCTATCGGAGCAACAAGCGAACCTACCGGGAAATGCGCCAACTCAGCGATGAAATCTGCAAGGAACATGGGCTTTCCGTGATCCCACCCTCACAGAGCAAGGGCATGGACTACAAGGAATACACAAAGGCTAAACGCGGCACAAGCTGGAAGCAAAAGCTCAAGCAGACCATCGACCGCTGCATCATCACAGCGAAGGATTACGATGAGTTTTTGAAACTCATGCAGGAAGCCGGATATGAAATCAAGACCGGAAAATACATCTCCTTCCGTGCTGAGGGACAGGAGCGTTTTACCCGTGCAAAGACCATCGGAGACAACTACACCGAGGATCGGATTAAAGAGCGCATTCAGGGGCGCGGGAACCGCAAGCGCCAGATGCAGACCTCTCGCCGGGGTATCTCCCTCATCAGCGACATTCAGGAGCGCATCCAGCTCATCGGCAGCAAAGGTTACGAACACAAAGCGAAGCTCACCATTCTCAAAGAGGCCGCGCGTACTCTCAACTACCTGACTGAGAACAACCTTCTGCAATATGCTGACCTTGAAAAGAAAGTCGAGGACATTCACAGCTCCTACGCCCGCACCGGCAGTGAGCTGAAAAATGTTGAAGCCAGACTGCGTGAGGTGCAGCCGCTTATCAAAAACATCTCGAACTACCAGCGGCTCAAACCGGTTTATGATGCCTATATGAAGGCGGCGGACAAACCGGCATACCGTGCCAAACACGAAGCAGAGCTTGTCATCTATGAGGCGGCAAAGAGCACTCTTCTCGCCATACAAGGCGACGGGAAATTGCCGAGCTTGAAATCTCTGCAAGCCGAACAGCAACGGCTCGTGGACGAGCAGCAGCGCCTTTATGACGAACGCGCCAAGTTGAAAAAAGAAGCTCGCCTGATTGACACGATGAAGGCGAATGTGGATGATTTCTTCAGTCCCTCGTTGGCAAAGGAACAGGAGAAAACCCGCAGCGGAGAACTCGAATAA